TTGGACGCTACAGGCCGTCCGTCGAGATCTAGTGATCTCTCCATGGCAATTCCAGATCCGGTTCTTGCACGCCTCGCGGCGTGTTCGACTTCCAGCAGACCGAGGGGGCCTAAACCCCCTCGATTCGTTTGGAGACTCTTCATCAGAGTACCGTCCTCTGTGGACACGTCACTGCGGTAGGAAAACACGGGTTTTAACGCCCATGTCTCCAACCGTTGCAGTGCCGCGTTCCAGCGGTTTTTGAATTTGGAGTGTTGCTCATGAGGAGACAACCAGAGACCAATCGCGTCCGTCCCTTCAGGGATGAACGTGAGGCCGCACCGACGAGTGAGATAGTCGTCGATGCCCTGGACAGTCCGGCAGTTGCCGAACTTGGCCCAGATCTGATTACGAAATGACGTCAGCGATGTCACTTCGTCAACCTCGCCGCGATTTCGTGGAATGCGACGCCTCATGTAGACCGGAGTTACTTCCCGGCCCTCGTAGGCATCCATACCACAAGATTCTCGGAACCCCCCAGAAAGGAAGCTCTTTGAACGATTGACCTTGAGTCCGACGGACTCAAGACCATCCATCACGGTGTGGGCGTGTTCGACGGGGACGATTATATCGTCACCGTAAACACTCAACCCGTGACCCCTCTTTCCCAGACGACGAATCGTCCGAGGGGAGAAGTCACCAGTGCTCCGGCAAATGCTCGTAACAACGAGCGCCGTGAAAACCATGGCTTCCACAGGGAATGTCAGAGCAGAGCCCATCGAGGCAAACTTGGTCAGCAAAACCAAGTCACCTCCGGGCAGCTGCGCGAATGGGCTACGCGAAAGCTTAAGGTAACGCAGAAACATCGGGTTGAACCCGAATAACTGCTCCACCAAGGCTAGCGAAACCCTGTCCGAAGCGTCGGATAGATCGATCGTGGCACTCCTGCCACTGATCGACGACTCCAACGCCATCTTGCGGTTCTGATCTTGATCCAAGAAGGAACAGATACTCTGGGCCCGTGCCAGCTCCTTACGCAAACTCTGCATGAGGGACTGTTGCATGAACTGGTTGTAGCTCGACTCGATGCAAATGAGTCGTGGCTTCTCAGCCGTCTTTGGGACGGCCTCCAACCTCGCTGGGGTTACACCGTACTTCGGTGGCCTCAACGCCAGTGACTCCCAAGTGGGACGGAAGAATTCCGCAC